TGGTGTTGGAACTAAAATTAATATCTGTAGGATTGCCCGTGATTACTCCACTATTGGTCAGGATCTCGTTGCTATGTGCGTCAATGACGTTATATGTTCTGGCGCTAAACCATTATATTTTCTAGATTATGTCTCTGCCAAATCACTTGATGCTAATGTCAGTGACATTGTACATGGAGTTGCTACTGGTTGTGCCATGGCAGGAATGGAACTCCTAGGTGGAGAAACAGCAGAACATTACAGAGCAACTGACTATGACCTTGCTGGTTTCTGTACTGGTATTGTGGAGAAGTTTGACATTGTTGATGGTAGAAATATCCAAGCAGGTGATGTAGTCATTGGTCTTGAGAGCAGTGGTCTTCATAGTAATGGATACACTCTTATCAATGATATGCTGTGGAGAAATAAAATCTTCTACAAAGAGATGCCTGAGTTGCTTAGACCTACCACCATCTATGCTCGTCTCATTCAGCACCTGTTAGATGAAGTTCCTATCCTAGGCATGGCACACATCACAGGAGGAGGACTGCCTGAGAACCTCCCACGATGCCTTCCAAAGGGTCTTAGGGTTGATGTGAACTATGACGCTTGGGAGAGACCAGAACTCTTCACCAAGATCCAGGAGGCAGGAGACATTGCCGAGGATGAGATGAGAAATGTATTCAACCTTGGTATTGGATTCTGTTTAGTTGTACCATGGGAATCAGCAGAACTAACTATAGAACTGATTGCTGCCACAGGTCTGGGATCATGGGTTATTGGAGAAGTTAAGTAATAAAATAAATAGAGGGTGTAATAACCCTCTTTTTAATGCCTTCATTTTATTACCCAGAAGGATACTTTGGTCCTGTTTGTGATGCTCTTGTAAGTGATGCTGAGATTGCTAGCGGAGGTCGTCGTGCCATCATAGAAGATGATGGTTCTGGTCTTGGGGAATATCCTGGTGGAGAACCAGACAGAGGTGACTTCAAAGATTTTGAAGATATTTTTGGGATAGAGTTTGATATACCCAGATTGAGATGTCAAGTTGATGAAGATGGTAATTATTTCAACTGTCTTATTGATACTGATGATGCTGAAATCGATCCATACTGGAATGGATTGACTAGAGGATTTGGTCTTTCTGACAAATTTTTTGTTCCTGATGTAGGACCAGATGCATGTTCTCCTTTTGATTCTGATGTTAATATTCTACCTGTTAGTCGATTTACCAATGGAGTTGAAACTCTATACTATAAAAGACAAAGGTCTAATCCAGTTACATATGCAGTAGAATCTATTATCGAATATGTCGTAGCAGAATCATCTATCTCTGCTTCATTTGATAGTAATGGAAATGTAGTTGTAACTGGTACTGGTAGTGGTGTAGTAAATTTTGCTTTCGAGTGGGATGATAATCCAAACACTGCTGGAACTGCACTTGGAACGTATAGTGTTGGTGACATTACTTTTACCCAAACACCTAATGTAGAAAGAGGTGAAGCTTCTGCTGGTATCTCAGTAGATGCTGGTACAACTTACACTGCAACAATTGCAAATAATAGTGGTGGATTTTCAGTAAAGAGTAATAATAGTGAGTTGTGTTTTAGAGATAATGATGGCAACGATTGTAATGCATCATTGAGAATTGTTAGTACAGGAAGTGTAGACACTCTTCAAAATGTATCATACTGGAGTGAAGAAGGTAATAAGTTTGCTGTTTGGACAAACCCTGCAACTTGTACTCTGCCCCTAATTGAGCAAGTAGTTACGTATATAATCGATATTCCATCTTCAGGAACTTATGGTTTTCAATTAGCATCAGATGATAATGCATCAATCTTTCTAAATGAAAGTACGACTCCATTATTAAGTGGACCTGGAGGTATATTTGCTGGTGGTAGTTATCCCACACCATATTCAACTACAACATCTTTGAACGCAGGAATATTAAAACTTACTGTCAAATGTACTAACTCTGCTGCTGGATTCGTAGATGGTGAAGGATCTCCAGTTGGAGAGGCATATAGTTGGACAAGAAATCCTGGTGGATGGTTTATCAAAATCTGTCAGGGAGGTAATTGCGGTTCTGGTAATGCTATCTCTTGGGTTAAGGCAGGACCACACCCTGCATGGTCTAGTTTTATGAATCAATATGCTGTATATCCTTCAAATACAAATTCTTTAGTAGATACTCCACACTCTGCTACCTGGAATGTAGATGTAAATACTACTGGAATACATACTCTAGAAGTTCAAGCAGATAATACTGCAGATTTTAGTTGGTCTGGTACTACTTTAGGAACTCATGCAGGATTTAATACTCAGGTGACAACTTATAATATTGATGTTACATCTACAGGAAATTATCAGTTGACTGCAGTAGTAACAAATGCAAATAATAATAGTGTGAACAACTTCTCAAAAAATCCAGGTGGAGTTGCTTGGGCATTGCGCGATCCATCTAATAATGTTATAATGACATCGTTGGAATTATCAAGTGCTCCCAACGGAAACTTATTCTGGCATACCAGAATGGCAACAGGTTACGAACAATACACAATCTAATGGAACTTCCAAGAATTAAAAACGAAAATCTACCTGAAGAACTTAGAGAAATTTTAGGTGATTCTGATGCAGAGTTTGATGCTCTTGTAGACCCTATGGATATCATTGATATTCAGATGGATCCCGATTCATATTTTGAGGGTAAAACTAGAACAGCACAGATGTTGGTAGAAGCACGAAATAAACTTCATCAGTATAAATCAAAAAAGCGAAATTAATTTTTTGTATAAATACCTAACCGTACTAATGTTACGGTTTACAACAAATTGACGGTGCCTCAATTAATCGCACCTCTTTGTTGACAGCACCACCCAAAGGTGCTATACTTATCACAACGAGAGCAAGTCGAGCTCTCTTTCATCCGTGGGATACTCCACGAGATATACTTAAAGGAAATCAAAATGTTTAAATCTGTATTCGCAGCAACCGCTGCTCTGTCCGTCTCTGCTGGTGCCGCTTTTGCTGGCCCCTACGTTAACGTGGAAGCCAACTCAGGTTTCACGGGATCCAGCTACAATGGAACCGCTACTGACCTTCACGTAGGCTATGAAGGTGCTCTGGGCGAGAACGCATCGTACTACGTCCAAGGAGGAGCTACTGTAGTCTCCCCTGATGGCGGTGAGAGCGACACTGTTCCTTCTGGTAAGGCAGGTCTTGGCATCGGTTTGACCGAAGCACTGGGTGCTTATGGCGAAGTCTCCTTCGTTGGTAGTGGCGACGACAGCATCGATCGCGGTTACGGAACCAAGTTGGGTCTGAAGTATTCCTTCTGATTCACTAAATAATGTGGAGACCTTTCGTGCGGTCTCTACAAAAGTCGGAACACCCATGGGACTCTTAGGAGTCCCTTTTTTATTCTAGAGGTATTATGAATTTTAAAATTTACACCAGATCTGGTTGCCCATATTGCACCAAAATTAAGCAAGTTCTCACTGGGAAGGGATATACCTACACTGAACAAGTATTGAATCAAGACTTTACTCGTGAAAATTTTTATGCTAAATTCGGAACGGGTAGCACATTCCCTCAGGTTCTTCTAGACTCTAAGCGTCTCGGTGGTTGTACTGAAGCAGTTAAATATCTCAGAGAAAACCATCTGCTTTGAGTCCTAAATAATTTTGAGTACTAGATAAGGGAGGTTTGGTTTCCATATTATTGCAAACAGTTAAACGGAGGAAACCATGTTAATTGCACTATCAGTTTTAGTTACCATCGGTGCTTTCATTCTTGGCATCACAGTCTCATGGTTAGCAAAGGGATACGTTGAAGATTTCATCGAGAACGCTGCTTACGCAAAGTCTGTTACACATCCAGAAATGTTTGATGAAGAAGGTAACATGCTACACGACGAACTAATTTATATCAGGCAAGATTTTCAACAATGGAATGAAGAATGGCCTGATGAAGATGAAGATGATTGATTACAGGAGTTAATTATGCCACGCAGTATGGAAAACAGCAATTCTCGATTGTTGTTAAGTGAGATTTTGAGAAAGGTCTCCAATGCAAAAACGAAGCAAGAAAAAGTTTCTCTACTTCGCAAACACAATACCACTGCTCTCAGACAGTTGTTGATTATCAACTTCGATGAGAGCATTGTTTCTATGATGCCAGAAGGAGAAGTACCTTACACTCCTAATGATGCACCTTTAGGCACCGATCATACTCGTCTAGAGTCTGAGTATCGTGGTCTATATCGTTTCTTCAAGGGTGGTCAAGATAATTTACCATCATTGAAGAGAGAATCTATGTTTGTTCAACTTCTAGAAGGACTTTGTGCTGATGAAGCAGAACTTTTAGTCCTTGTTAAGGATGGTAGGTTGAATGATAGCTACAAAAGAATTACTAAAGCAGTAGTATCTGAAGCATACCCAAACATTGAATGGGGAGGTCGCTCTTAACATGTCGAATGGTATTAAAATTCTTCATGCTGAATGTGATGCCTCTTTAGCAGATGATAAAAGTCTTCCTTATAATACTTTTTTGATTGAATATCTACAAGATGGTATTACTAAGTTTGATATAGTATCATCATCAAAACAAGTAGATATCTTTGATCATTACTACGATAACTATCGCAGTGATTTCATAAACATGACACAAACTCAAGGGAGAATTAATCCTAGGTTATGGGTAGACCCAAATCAAAAGCAGAAAAAGAAAAGCAAATGACCATTTACTTTGATAAAAGGGCATTAGTTCAAAAGGAAAAAGAAGATGAAGAAGAACTAGAGATTAAAAAGCAGAGAGAAGAAGGCGTTGCTGCTATTGTCGCCGTCATCTTTTTCTTTGGCAAACCTCTGGTTATTATGCTATTATGGAACATGTTGATGCCAGGTATCTTCGGTCTTTCTACCATTGGATACTTGAAATCTCTAGGTTTATTTCTCCTTGCTCGTATTATTATCGATAAGAATGACTAAAGTATGTTTGATTTCTGTTACTCCTGAGGCAGAGAAGACAATTGGATATATTGCTCGTGTGAGCAACCCTGCTAATCAGGAGAATCCAAAGATTGCAGGACTATTGAAGTATTGTATCAAGCATGGACACTGGTCTGTGTTTGAACAAGCGTCTATGACTCTAGAAATTAGCACTACTAGAGCAATTGCAGCTCAAGTGCTGAGGCATAGGTCTTTCACATTCCAAGAGTTTTCTCAGAGGTATGCTGATAGTTCTATGTTGGCAGATAAAATTGCTATCCCAGAACTTCGTCGTCAGGATACTAAGAATCGTCAGAATAGTATTGATGATATCGATCCTTTCCTGAGACAGAAGTATGAAATCTTGATGCAACATCACTTTGAAGAAGGGATGAAATTGTATAAGGATATGCTTGAGTCTGGTATTGCAAAGGAATGTGCAAGAAATGTGCTACCATTATGCGTAGGGACAAAAATGTACATGACGGGCAATCTCAGGAATTGGATCCATTATATCCAACTGCGTTCCGCCAATGGCACCCAGAAGGAGCACCAAGAGATTGCACTTGCTGCTCAACAGCATTTCATCTGTCAG